AATTTAGTTAGTAGTCCTGAACTTGCAGAATTATTTGGAGTTACAGACAGATATATTCGGATGCTTGCGAAGGATGAGATTGTTAAGAAAAGCGGAACTAGAGGAAAATATTTATTAGCTGAAAGCATAAAAGGCTTTATAGCATTTTTAAGGGAATCTAGTTCAGTGGATGTAGATTTAAAAGAGGTCAAACTCAAAAAAGAAACAGAAAAAATAGCTAAAGATATAGAATTGAAAGCAATAAAAATATCGGAATTGAAAAACGAACTGCATTCTGCAGATACAGTCAGAAAAGTTATGACAGTTATGCTCACAAATTTGAAGGGGAAATTGTTAGCAGTACCTAACAAAATAGCACCTTTGGTTGTGGGTTGTGATAACCTGGGCGATATTCAGGATATAGTTTTGAGTTCTATAGAAGATGTTTTGCTGGAATTAAGTGAATATAGTTCAGAATTGTTTAAAGATAAAAACATAATTCTGGAAGATGAAGAAGAGGTGGAAGATGAAAAAAGCAAAGGAAAAGGATCCAATAGAAAATCCAAGCCTAAGAAAAACAATTAGTCTATTTGCCGACATATTCCAAACTCTGAAACCCCCACCAAAGTTAACTATTGACACTTGGGCTGATACTTACAGAATTTTAAGTTCTAAAACATCAGCAGAACCAGGAAGATGGAAAACTGACAGAGTACCATTTCAACGGGAAGTAATGAAAGCAATTTCAGATAAAAAAACAACTAAAATAGTGATGATGTACGGAGCTCAGCTATCTAAGACAGAAATTTTATTGAATGTATTTGGGTATTATGCTGACTATGATCCTGCTCCTATCATGTATCTTTTGCCAACTAAAGATTTAGCAGAAGATTTTTCTAGTACAAGACTAGACGACATGATACAGAGTACACCACAGCTAAAAAATAAAATACTGAACAAAGTTGATGGGAGAGATACCAAGTTACAAAAAGAATTTGTTGGTGGCTATATCACCTTGGTTGGAAGTAATTCTGCTGCTGAATTATCAAGTAGGCCTTTAAGAATTTTACTTGCAGACGAGGTGGATAGATTTAAAAGCGATGTTGGTGGAGAAGGAGATCCATTAAACTTAGCGATTGAAAGAACTAAGACTTTCTGGAATAAGAAAATCGTTATAACAAGCACACCAACCATCAAAGGAGACTCAAGAGTTGAGAAAGAGTATGAGAATTCAACAAAAGAAGAGTTTTATATACCGTGCCCAAAATGTGGCTCATTTCAAAAATTGGAATGGAGAAACATAATTTTTGAACCTGTTGGGCATAAATGCTCTGACTGTTTAGAGATTTCAAGTGAGCATGAATGGAAAAGAAACATGATTCACGGAATATGGCAACCACAAGAAGATATCGAAGACTGGAGTGTTAGAGGCTTTCATATCTCTGAATTATATAGCCCATTTTCAACGTGGCCAGAAATTATAAAAAAATTTAAAGCCGCAAAAGGCAATATGCAAATGATGAAAGTTTTTACAAACACATGTCTTGGGCAAACATGGGAAGAGAAAGTAGAAAAGATAGATTTCTTAGATGTTTCTAAAAGAAAAGAAGAGTATACTGCAGAAATACCTGACCAAGTTCAAGTTTTAACTGCTGGAGTTGATGTTCAAGACGACAGATTAGAAATTGAAGTTGTAGGCTGGGGATTAGGAGAAGAGTCTTGGGGTATTTACTACAAGCAATTCATTGGGTCTCCAGGTCAAAATGATGTATGGGAGCAATTGGATAGATTCCTGGAAACAGAGTTTGAGTATGCAAACGGAGAAAAAATAAGAATTCTTTGTACTTGCATAGACACGGGAGGGCATTATACACAAGAAGCATATCAATATATTAAACCTAGAGAGTTTAGAAGAGTATTCGGTATTAAGGGTAAAGGTGGAGATGGAGTAGCTTTTGTATCTAAGCCTTCTCGTACTAACAGAATGCAAATATCGCTGTTTACTCTGGGAGTTAACACAGGTAAGGAAACAATACTTGCTAGACTAAAAATTGAAGCACCAGGATCTATGTATATGCACTTTCCAAATAACGTAGATAGGGGCTATGATGAAGCATATTTCAAAGGATTAACATCGGAAGTCAAGACTACAGTCTGGGAAAAAGGAGTTAAAAAAACTATCTGGAAAGTAGTAGGAACTAAGAGAAATGAGCCCCTTGACTTGAGAAACTATGCTTATGCTGCATTAAAAATAGCAAATCCAAATTTAAGTAAAAAATATACCGTGGAAGCTACAAAAAAGACTACGAAAGTAACAAAAAGAAGAGTTTTATCGAAAGGGGTGAGTTTATAGATGAGTTATACAAAAGAAGAGTGCTCAAAGATGATTGAAGCCTATAGAAAGGCAGAAATAGCTGTGTTAACTGGAAAAAGTTATAAAATTGGAACAAGAGAGCTTGTAAGAGAAGATTTATCTGAAATTAGAAAAGGTAGAGCCTTCTGGGAGGGTGAACTTGATAAATTAAACAATAATGGTAGAAAAAAATTAGGAAGAAGAGTAATACCTAGAGATTTATAGGTTTTAATCTTCTTTTTTTATGTAAAAGGAGGTGAAAAATGAATTTATTAGACAAAACAATTGCTTTTTTTAATCCTAAAAAAGCTCTTGAAAGAGAAGTTGCTAGAAAGAAAATTGAGATTCTGAATACTGGATACTCAAATCACGGGGCATCTACTACAAAAAGTTCTATGAAAGGATGGATTTCAACTGGTGGTGGAGTCAAAAAAGACATTTACAAGAATAGAAAAAAGCTGGTTGAAAGGTCAAGAGACTTGTATATGGGGGCTCCAGTTGCTCAAGGAGTTATGAAAACTATTAATTCTAATGTGATCGGTAGCGGATTAAAGCTGAAATCATCTATTGACTATGAAACTATAGGAATTAGTGAAGAAGAAGCTGAAACTATTGAAACTACAATTGAAAAAGAATTCAAATTGTGGGCGGACAATAAGATTGAACAGATGGGAGTTTTAAATTTTGACCAAGTTCAAGACCTCGTATTCTTAACCATACTCTTGAATGGTGAGTGCTTTGTGAAATTTAACTATTTTCTAACGCCAAAGAATCCATATAGCTTAAAACTACAGATAATTGAGCCTGATAGAGTTATGACACCTTCTTTATTACTAAATGATGAAACTATTGTTGATGGAGTGAAAATCGATAACAACAATAGAATCTCAGGATATTATGTTGCAAGAAAACATCCCCTTGATGTATCTGGAAATGTAGAAACTGACTTTATTTCAGTTTATGGAAAAGAAGAACAGTTAAACATTTTACACATAATGCTGGCTGAAAGACCTGAGCAAGTCAGGGGCATACCTATTCTATCCCCAGTAATAGAAGCCTTGAAGCAACTAGACAGATATACTGACGCAGAACTTATGGCGGCAGTTGTAAGTGGCATGTATGCGATATTTATTGAGAGTGATAAGGACAATGCACAAGGAGCTAATATCGCAGACCATGAAGTCTTAGATGAAACAGAACAAATAGATAGTTCTAATGATGAAACTATAGAGCTAACACCAGGTCTAGTTCAAGGACTTAATCCTGGAGAAAAGGTTGTAGCCACTAATCCAGGCAGACCAAATGCACAGTTCGACCCTTTTGTTACTTCAATTTTAAGACAAATAGGAGCTGCTTTAGAAGTTCCTTATGAGTTACTAATTAAGCACTTTACAGCTAGTTATTCAGCAAGTAGAGCCGCTTTATTAGAAGCTTGGAAAATGTTTAGAAAAAGAAGAGATTGGTTCTCTAGCAATTTCACACAAGTAGTTTACGAGGAATGGTTAAGAGAGGCTTTTCTGTCAGGAAGAATAGAAATGAAAAATTATGGAGAAGATCCTTTATTAACTAAGGCTTGGAGTGGCGCTCAATGGAATGGACCGAGTCAAGGACAACTTGACCCACTTAAAGAAGTCAAAGCAAGTACTTTAAGAGTTCAACAAGGTTTCTCTACTAGAACAAAAGAAACTGTCGAGCTTAACGGGGGTGATTTTGAACAAAATGTAAGAATCTTAGCGAAGGAAAACAAATTATTAGAAGAAAAAGGAGTGATGATTAACAATGCCGAAAATGACAAAAAGCCACGTTTAAGAGTGGCTTTTTGCTTGAATAGATCCCGAAAACACTCGCCAAGGTATCGCACCTTACTCATAACTGAGCCGTCCTATGATCGATTTCATCGGGTTGCCATAGGTTATGGTTAGATTATGACTATAAATTACGGAAAAGTCAAACCTTGTCAAAAAAACGCTCTAAAACGCATTTTAAGCCGTTTTTAAGCTTTACCCATACCAAACCATTGG